ATTATCCTTTTCCTCACTCATGTCCTTGGTCATACTCCACCCCCTATTTTCTTCTTCATTTCTTCCCATTCTTTCGGGGGAGGGCATGGCTCCCAATCAATAGCGGGAAACTCTTTCTCTCCAGCAATCTTATCTTGATAGCTCTTTTTCACAAACTCTCCAACGTATTCCCGGACGATTGCAACAAGGTTATCGTTCGGATACAGCGTCCGGAGATCCCTAACCATAATCCGGACAGCTCCCATAAACTTCTCATCTTGGATATCGTTTAAAATTTCCCATGCGATCATCCTGTTTAGCGTCCGGTTAAAAGTTTCCTCGAGAATTGTTACTCCTTGGACAAATGTTTCTTTTTTCATAAATGGGCGATCTCCTCTGCAATCTCTTTAGCTCTGTTTTTAATCCTAGCGTGGCTTCCGACCGTTTTTTCTTTGTCCCGGTTTACCCAATTTCTTGATGCCGCCTTCCAATCCTTCATCCGGTGTCCTTTTCCAACCATCCACCCAATCGAAGTAAAATAATCAAAAAATCTATTCGCCGCGACCTCCGTTGATCCAATCTCTAAAAAGTATTCTTTAGCTTCTTCGATTGTTTTTGGTATATCACTACGTAAAAGAGTAGATATAGACGTAGATGTAGAGATAGCCACCACCTCGACCGTCGGCGTAACACCATTTTCTTCCTTAGTGTTACACACCTCAATAAATCTCTGTAACTCCATTAAAGTCAAAGACATAGCTCGTTTTTTGAAGTTAAAACCCTTCCTTTCAAGATATTTCTGATCCAACGGGACCGGACCTCGACTTTGGAGCTCCAACATGATCAATTTTACAAATCTCCATTGATCCAATTCGTCGATCATTTCAAAATCCGGATCCCCAGAAATCATTGAAAAATGGATCTTACACCAAATTAAATATCGATCTTGATACCCCGGGTGATATTTATCCAAGTTTTTAACGTGCAGATATTTCATAGCGACCTCTCTTTTTTTTCAAAATAACTCCGGATGATCGTTAGGTTCTAACGGGACGCGCTTCTTTGTCCATCCCGTCCCGTTACACTTAGGACATTTACAATCGATCTCTTTCGCCTTGAAGGGGATCTTCCTCCCGGTCCATTTAAACGTATTTACGAGCTCTCCAGTTATCGGGCAAGCCTTTCTAGCATATTTCGTTAAAAAACCCATATCACAAAGCTCAGTGATCCTGTTCCGGACCGTCTCACTAGCTCGATCCTTATTGAAATTCTCCGCGATCTCCGCTCCGGTGTAATCCTTCTCCGGATCCCGGGTAAAGATCTCGAGCACCTTTGCCTGGCGCTCCCCGACGTACCCGGTCTTTATGATGTGATCGTAAGCCCACTTTGAACAAGGATCGCTCATGTATAATCCCTCCTGTATTGCTCCCAAAACGGAGCGGTATCGACGTGAAAGAAGTCTTTAACGAACTCGTCCACTTTATCGACGTACTCTCCAAAATCCGACTTAGTGAGATCCGTTGTCGTCGCCTCCTCGATCGCTTTGAACTTTCCGCGCTCAAAGATCTTATCCGCGATGAAATGGGCCTTGAGATCCTCATGGAGCGCCTGTTCGGAAAAATGTCCGTGATCCTTGAGGCCGCCATGATTGATTAGCCATGAGAGGAACAGCCAATAGAGAGAGTTTTGAGAAAGAGTCCGGACGGATCCCCACTTGACGGCCACCAGCTCGCCGACGGGCGGCAGCTTCCCGTTAAATTTCAGTTTTGCGAGAAGCTCGCCGTCTTTTTCTCCCGTCGCGAGCACTTTGGCCATGATCTTAGGCATTAAAAATCCTCCGGAGCGTCTTTGGGTTTGTCCTCGAAAACATGGAGAAGCTGTCCTGGGATCGTGTAGATCTTGGCGTATTCCTTGCCGTTCTTCCCGGTGAAGAGCTCCCCGATCCTCTTGAATGACATTTTATCCGTTCCATCGTTTCCCTTGTACGGCTCCCCTACACAAATGAACTTTTTTACCATAACTCCTCCTATTTGATTTTAGAAACGATCGCTTCAAGATCCGCGCAAAACTTTTTTATCTCCACGTCCAGGATCTCCAGAAACTTCTCGTCGCGCTTCACCCGGAGAAGCAACGGCTTCATCCCGGGGACATACGAAAAGAAATTCCAGATCTTAAATCCCGTAACGTATAGGGAAAACTGGACTTGCCCGAAATAATCGGCCGGGAGAACATTGTCCAGGAGATACTTCACTTGAGTTTTTGCAAGAGGATTTTTACATTCAAAGCCCTCCTCTTTTTTCAAGATGATCCCGTCCGGAGAACAGAGAAACTTCCGATCCTCGTCCTTGTAAACGACGCCGACCTTCTGGACCTCTTTGTTCTTGAGCATGGAAAAGAAATCGATCGCTTCTTGCTCCCGTTCGTTTCCTTGATCCGTACAAGCGTTCCGCCAGGATATCTCTTTGTTCCCGGTAATAACTTCACCGGCGAGCTCATAGAGATATCCCTCGCGCTGCTTGGATGGCTCCCCTTTGTTCGTGATGATCTTTGAGCAGTTTGAGGCGGACGGCTTTCCTAGCTTCTCTTTCTCCCATTCCGGCGTGTTCTGCTGGATATCGACGATAATCATTTTTTTACCTTCGCTTTCGCCTCGAGAGCTTTGACGGCTTTGCTGTATTGACTTTGCATGATCTGATCGAGAGACTCGACTTTGAGATAGGTGAGGAACTTCGTCTCGTCCACCTTCCCGGCCACAAGATAATCGCGAATGACCGCGAGCTGCTGATCGGTGATCGGGAGATCTTCCGCCTTCGCGCCGTCGTCGTCCATATCATGAGCCGCGAGGCCCAGGACCGACAAGAGAGAGTAGCGCTGGAGATAGGAGATCGTGGATCCGATTGCCTGGATCGCGTTCTTGGATCCGGACGTATCCGCCGGCGCCTGGAGCGTCGTTTCCTGGCTATGACCCAGGACGTGAGTGATCCGGCACGTTACTCCGATGCTTCCGTTCTGGTGAGTTTGCCAAGAAACGGAGAGTCCGTATTTCGAGAGCTCTTTGGTGATCTTCTCGACCACGTTATAGAGCGACGCGTGATTGTATTTCGTGTTTCCGAACGATACTTTCTTGTCCTTCTTGATCTCCGGGGGGTTAGCCTTAAATTCGGCCATCGCTTTGTGGTAGGCTTTTCTCGCTTCGTTTGTTTCGTAGCGTTCTTGCAGTTGCAGCAGCTTCTCCAGCTTCTCCAGATCCGCGCCGCCGCTTACGGCCATCCGGATCAGATCCGCCGGTGAGTTTCCTTGAGTCGTTGCCATCGCCTTCGATTGTTTTTTTTCTTCTTCCATTTCGTTCTCCTTTTTTTTGTGTGTAGGATTTTAAAACTCTTTGCTGAAATCTTCCGGGTTAATGTTTTCGATCTCTTCTCCATCATCATCGAGATCCGGCGCTGGCTGGAGATCTTCCGCCAGGATCCCTCCATGAATATCCGTTACCACTTTTGGACTTGAATCAAACGGGAGTCCGTACCACTCTTGAACTTTGCAGATCTCATAAAGATCAACGCCCTCATGCTTGCGACTCACGACGTACTCCTCGCAATCATCATCCCAAATTACACGATCATAAACTTGATAATGTTTCGGCCGAGACATTTATCACCCCCGATTTTAACGGTGCAATTTTTGAAAAAGCCTCTTTTCCAAGATCAATAACTCGAGCAAGTCGTTTCGCCGGTCCGCGATCCCAAATTTCGACCACGATGGATCGAGAATTTTCTCGATTTGTAACACGCACTTTCGTCCCAAGGGGGTACGACCACGAAGCCGCGAACATGATCTTTTCTTTTTCGAGCACATAAATTGATTTACCCGAAGCGGTCGGGCATCCTTTCGTTGGGTTATATTTGCAAGCGTCTTTTGAGGAATACCATGATGCTTTTCCCTCGAGGGCAAACGCGGGAGAGCACACAAGAAAAAAGAGGCCGATGGCGACGACCTTCGGAGTGAGGCGGAGAGCCTCCTGGCGTGAGCCAACGCCACCACCGGCACAAAAAGTTTTTATCCTCCGAAGGATTTTTTTCATGTCAATTTTTTACAGATTGTTTTTCCGCGTCTTTATCTCTGCGTGCCCAAACTGTTTGTTTTAAAAAATGGCGCGGTTGAGAAGCGTAATTACTTTGCGGATTTTTGACATAGGCTTTTGCTTCTTCTGCGGTTTGTGCCGGGACCGTTGCCATGCGATAACAAATTTCCCGGTAAAACACTTTGTAGAGTTTCATTTGAAACCTCCGAAGGTTTTTACTACTTTCGTTTCTGATAAAATCCTACACCCGTTATCGGATCCTGTCAAATAAACTTAACATTTATTTTTAGAACATTAAAGCGATCCCGAACGCGGACCAATACCAAACGAAAAGAATCCCGCGAACGATCAGATCCGCTTTCTTTTCGTTTTTAACGATCCCCAGGATCCACTTGTAAAGCCAGGAATCTTTCCCGTAAGCGGCCGGACAGAGCCACACCATGAACGGGATCGCGAGAAATATCTGCCAATCATGGAGCGAGAAGAAAGTCATCGAACAAACGACGAGAGGAACGCCGATCCGTCGGAAAAGTTTAGAGCCGCCGGCGGTCCCGCCGAGTCTCCAAAGAACGCCGCAAAGGAGCATGACCGGAGCGACCCACCACCCCACAATAAAATAAAGCGGGAATTGAAGGGCCGCCCCGATGAAGATCTCTTCCGGGTTATCCAGGAAGTCTTTTAATGTCACAGTTGTCCACCGAAGAAGTAAGAAGCGATCTCAAAAAGGATCACTCCGACTATGACGCAAGACGTCCAATAAATAAACCACCACCATTGTTTCCGAAGCGCCAAGATCACGTCGCAGAGAGCGGCAAAGGAAATCATCGTGATTAAGGCGATTCCGCTCACCATACCGTTTGAGACGCCCAGGTGAAGGATAAGGCTCAAGAACGCAAGAGCCATGCACCCCAGGGCAGAGAAAGCCCAAAACGGTTCCGGAGGATGCCCTTCAGATCCCCAGGCCCACTTACGCCATCTTTGAGTTAAAGTCACGCGCTTTGTCATCGGCCTAACCTGTTATCGCAATCTGAAGAGATCCAGAAGCCCTTTTTAGGGAGAACGACGTTGTATTTCTTGCCGGCCTCATCGGTCGGTAAAGAAACTCCGGTCATCACCTGGCCTACGTTTGTATCGATGTAATCATTCACGCCGCATGGAGCCGGAAGTTGTTTTGTCATCATAGCGCACCCGCTTAAAAGACTAAGCGCGACGCTTACGAGCGCGAGCTTCCCAATACGCATCATTGTCTCCTTTCTTGACGGCGGCATCCATGTCGGCTTGCGCGGCGTCCTTTGCTTTCTTTGAGGCGTCGGACCGGTTCAGTTGCCACGGGAGCCATGTCCCGATGATCCCCAAAAGTTTATCGACGACGGCAATAATCGCGAGCCACATATTATTTATTCTTGTTCTTGAGCCAGTTTGAAGCCATAACCAGCAAAGCAGCGATCAAACCGCCGACCGTCATTTGTCCCCATGCCGCCGGGACAAGTTTCAAAATGACGTTCGGATTCGTTGCGAGATACGCTACCCCGAAAGTTAAAAGCCCCATGCCGCCCTTCTGGATCATTGTCAGCCAATTCATATCACCCTCCTTTGTTTTCAGTTTCGATTTCATCCGTAGCCGCTATATCCTGGATGAATTTATCAACGGCTATCACTTCTTCGTTCACTCTTTTAAAAATTTCCCGGAATTGAATTATCTGAGCGCGTAAAAGCAGCATTTTCTCTCTACAATTATGGCACCCAAATACTTGATCGCATTTCATATCTTTCCCGTCTGAAAAAGTTTTGCTATCTCTGGTATTATTCTCAAAACTACGTTTCCGGACACAAGGATCAAAATACCAAAGGCGATCTTAGCGACCCAATCAAGAGTGCGCTTATTGACCGTCGCCATCCAAAGGATACCTTTTTCCGGATCTCCGTTTCCGTAAAGAGCCAAATCGACTCGCTCCAGTTTTTTATCGATCCCGTCGAGGCGGATCTTGTGGATCCGGCACAGCTCCCGACGTTCATTTGCGAGCAATTCGTTTTCTGGCATACTATCCCCCTCGTTAGAACTCGATCCCAGCTTCTTCGCCTTCTTCGATCACGCCCTCGATCTCATCGATCCCCTTGAGAGGATCTTTGTCGAGGCCATGGCCATCAACGAGCTCCGCGTTTTCGTGGATCTGTTCCAGGACCTCTTGAACAGAGTCCCCGGAAGCGATCACGACCGCGACGTGATCCTCGCCGCTTATGGCATAATTTCCCTTCTTGTTTCCGTAAGGCATGATCATCTTCACCTTTTTAGGATCCTTGATATTGATCTTGACGCCCATATCGAGCGCTTCGCTGCTCTTGAGAGCAAAAGCGCCGACGTACTTCGTACCAAAATCCGGAGCGACGTTTTGTTTCAATCCGACGCCATAGACGAACATGGGCCAGTTTCGGATCCATTCGGTGTAACCGGCGGTGAACGGACTCGCCAGGCGAGCGCAGAAATCAAGGAGATAATGTTTCTCCATCGAGACGATCTTCTCTTCGGTCGATATCGCTCCCCGGTAATCAAGTTTCTGGAGGAGCGGTTTAAACGCTTGCATCGTCTCCTCGAGCGGCGCCGGCATCACACTCGAAACCTTCCCGATATAAAGATTTTTGTGGAGCTCGTACCCGTAGAGAAACGGCCGGGAATAATCGACTCCGTTAAAGAAACCATCGAAACCGATCTCGACGTCCGTTTCAATCGGATCCTCGAGCACGAAATCATACGTCTCCTTGTGAGCTCCAAGATTCCCGGAGATCTCATCCAGTTTGAGCTCGACCGTATCGTAATCGGGAGCGTAGAAGCTTTCCATGTCCTCCCGGAAGATATTGAGCTTGACATATTTCTTCGGATTTGCTTTGAGATATTCCCGGAGCGCCGTCATTCCGGTAATTTTTTTATAGGGTTGCATCGGAAGTCCCCAGGACTTCACGAACTCCTTGAGCATGAGCCGGTCGTCTTCGAGCTTGCAGCCCCATCCGGATCCGAACGTGGATCGCTCCGGCTGCCGGTCCCGGATCTCTCCGATCTGATCATTCCCCCGGACGTCAAAATCCACTATACAATCGGCCTTAGAAATGTATTCGTCGAAATAAAGGATCTTCTCAAGATGGCCGAAATCCTTTCCGATCGCGAAATCCCGGTACTTGTAATTGTATTGAGTCCAGTAATAGACTTTGTTCTTTCCGCCATCGGCCAGGGCCTCGGCATGAATACAAAAAAGGCCTCCAGGATCTTTTACTAAAAAAGTAATCATATCCATCCCTTCGTTTCCACAACATGAGCGACCGAAACGAAAATCTGCCAAACGACCGTCAAGATCGCGAAGCAAACAAAAATCAATCCGTCGTCGTATGGCCCAAACTGTTTTTTAAACATAGAACCTATGTCCGAAATATTTCTTGTAAAGATCTTGATCTTGCTTTTCTTCTTCCGCCGCGAGCGGCTTCTTGAGTTTGTTCTCGAGCTTCTTCTTTAGGACCGGGATGATCTTCTTCCGCTCCTCCGGAGTCGCTTGTTTATAGACGGCCGTAACCTCGCGAACCGTAAAACTTTTCATCATCCGGATCAATGGATCCTCTTTTGAAGACTTCATGAGATTCTCTTTCTCTTTCGAAGTTATCATTCGCTTGCTTGTCGCTTGTGAAAGAGGCATCGAGTCTTTTTTCGTAAAATAATAATTCCGAAGATCCGCTTTAAACTTCGAGCGATCCGCTTGCTCCTCGGTCCTGGCGCCCATTGGGATCTTTCCTCTCATGATCTCATAAGCTCGTTCCTCGGCCTTCGTCATATTGATATCATAAGGAGCCGGGACGACTCCGACGAACGGCTCCGCGATGCTCAAGGGCTCTTTCATCACTTCTTCGATCGGGAATTTCCCCTCTTTTGCCTTCATGGGAGATAAGGTTTCGATCGTTCTTCCGGCCTGGCGGATCCCGAATGGAAGAAGCTGCTCAAGAAAAAACTTTCCTTCTTGTGCGAGCTGCTTCAAGGCCGGATCGTCCACGTTCCGGATCTCCGTTCCGTAATAATCCTTATTCTCGAGCATTTGAAAGATCATCGCGTTCTGAGGCGCGAGTTTATTCATCACGGTCCGAAAAGGATGTTTTGTATAGTGATAAATGTCTTTCATGTAGGTCGGGAGAGATACGCGCTGCGGATCCCCGTTCCGGTCTACCTTCCCGTTCTTTGGGAAATAATAATCCTTGAGCTCTGATGGCGCCTGGCCGGTCCTAAGATATTGATAGATCGCCCCCAGGATCCCCACAAGGATCGGGAGAGCGAGAAGATATCCGGTCCGGTACGAGTTTTCCGGTTTCTTTCCCTGGCGGATATTGTTAAGCATCCTCGCGAAATCGATCGCACCGCCGCCAACTTCGCGCAACGTCCCGAGATTCCATCCCAGGGATCGGACGGATCCCATGAGCAGATCCTTGACCGTCTTATCCCAAAACAAATTGTCATAAACGAGCTGGCCGAGACGGTTATCAACGGAGTCCCATGCCTTTTGAGCCATACGTCGGAGCTCTTCGTGAGTGAGTTTTGGATTCTTTTTGATCTCATAATCCATGATATCGAAGAAGACTCCGAGCTTCTGCCGGGGGACGAGCTCATTCATGATCGGCATGGACGCCTTCTCGACAAGAGAAAGGACCATACTAAAAAAAGCGTTTACGAGTTTCCCTTGAGCGATATTTTTCTTTAGCTGCTTGTGCGCCTCGACGAGATAAAATTTGTCCATCCTCGCCCGGCCACCGGCGGAGGCCATCGCCTCCGCGATCGCTGCCGTCTTCGCATCCGTAGGCTTCCCGTACCATGCCTTTAAGAGTTTATCTCCCCGGATGATATTTGAGATCGGATTTGCCGGGATCGCGACGAGAGATTGAAAAGCGTCCGCCCATTTCCCGTCCATCATCTGATTAAATCCGAGCGCCATCTTCGAGATCATCACGTCAATCGTGGTAAACCCGGCATGGAACGCGGAGAGCCCGAGCTGGAACTGATTAAGCGAGTTTCCGGCGTTCCGGTAGAGATTATAGAAAAAGTTTTTTCTTAGCCCAGGAGAGAGATAATTGTTTATGATCCTGGCGGCATCCCCTGGCATATAGTTATATCCGGAGATCACCAGGCCACCGGCATAGACTTCGGAAGCTCCGACTCCGAGCTCAATGGATGGCTTAATATCAAAGAGCGGTTTTAGTTTGTCCGCCGCCGGTCCGAATTTCATCCAATTCGTCAAAAACTTGTACGTCTCCGGGGCGAGCTGTTTGAACTGATCGGGAGCGTGTTGAAACGTCTCGATCATAAACGCCATTTTTTCCGTTCCCTTGCGCCGGTAATATTTCGCCGTACCGGAAGCGTCCGCCAGAGCCCGGATCTCATTGTTCCGGGTAACTTGTTCCCTCATCTTGAGAGCGTCCGACGTCCTTCCTTCGCGTTCAGCTTTCTTGATCATGTTTTCCGCGATCATGGGAGACATTAACCGTTTATCTCCGAACATAACCGCCTGGAGGCCATAATGCTCGTCGATCCAATGCCCGATCTCATGAGGACCGATCATCCCGAGATCCCCTCCAAACTTCCTAACAATCTCATCACCAAATGGCCGGTAATATCCCCACCGTTTCCCTCCGATCTTCGCCTTCGTCTTGTAATCGATCCCGAGATCATTCATGATCTTTTCGTAAGCGGAGTAAATCTGTTTGTCAAACGCCTCTTGGATCTGGATCATCGGACTCCCATAAACGGTCGAGATCGAGTCGTCTACCTTCACCCATCCCTCCGGCGGTTTCATCCCGACCGCCACGAACTTCGCGAGGCCCATCGCTTTGTACGCCTGGAGCACCTTATGCGCCATGACGTATTTCCGCATTTCGTAGAGCTTTGTCATTACCAGATCCACCGGGTTATAGGAGGCAGGGATCAATCCTTTTTTGATGCCGGCTTCAATGCTCTCGATCGTTCTTTCCTTGAGGAACGACTTGGATCCCTGGAGCGGTCTTTTCCCGAACATTTTTCGGATCACGTCCTTCGCTTTCTTCGGATCCTCCCAAATGTGAGGGAAATAATTATCGATGAAATGCTCTAGTTTTCCCTTGCCGAGAGCCTGGACGTTCTTCCGCTCATCATCCAGCATCTTCCGCATGATATCCGCGATCTTCTGGAGCTCTGGAGTTGGCTGTGGACGGCCGGCCTCCATATCATAAATAAACGGGAGCGCATTTTTCCCAAGCCTGTCAAATAACTTTTGAGCGTTCTCGAGCGCCTTTTCCGTCCGATCCGTCGCTTGCGCGAGCTTCCCGGTCTGCTCTCTCAATACCTCTGCCGCGATCCTAGCTTCCGGGCTGGCCGACATGGGAGCGAGAGTCTTAATGATCGCTTCGGATCCTTCCGCGAGCCCGGCCGCTACTTCCTCGACGCCTGGGATCATGGCGACGTTTACGGATCCTTTTTCGTTCCCGAAAAGAGATCCTTGCTTCTCGTCCGCCGCCGCTTGCTCGAGTGGCGTCGCTTCCGTCTTTTGTTCTTTGAGAGTCTTCGGCCCTCCAAATTCCGCTTTCTTGTAGGACGGGAGCTTCGCTTTCATCTTGTCGATCGTTCTTTGAACCGCGTCGATCTCGCCTTTTTCCATTTTACGCCCGGCGGCTGTCTTCCCGGATTTCACGATCATTTCCGCTTCGGCGATACTGTTCTTGAGCTCCTGGATCCGCGAGGCGTCTGTCTCGATAAGATCTCCGGAAGGAATTTCGTCCGGCTCTCTTGTATCCACCACGACCGGAGAAGAGTCTATCTTTTGTTTTTTAAGATAGGCCTTTGCATCTTCGATCCCTTTAAAAGCAAGATCTCCGGATCCGATCTTTTCTCCTTCAGGGTTTACTCGTTCTTGATTTACGATATCCCACATGAGATCATCATTTTCTCTTTTCACTTCCATCGAGTATCCGAATTTACCAGTTTCAGCCTCAATCTTATCGGCTTCTTCTCTTGAGGATAAAATGCTTGATGTTGTTTCAAGGCGATATTTCTTCCCGTCAAACGTGAAATATAACTGTTTGGGCTGCTTCGATAAAAAGTGATTTCGTCCTGGCTCGCTGGCCTTATATACGACCTTCTTTTGGGCTCCATCCCGATCTCGGAAAACAAGGTTTCCCGTTTTTGGATCCTTCCCAAGATAAGAGAGAATCTTCCCGTTATAGTGATCGTAAACAATGTCCCCGGTCTGGAAGTCTCTTAGAGCGGCGGCTTCTGCTCCCCCTGCGCCCACGCTATCGTCTCCTTCATCCTGTCGCTCTCTTTCACTAATTCGACGAGCTTCCTCGAGGGTTGCTTCATTGGCTCCTTCGAGCTTGGCTTGTTCTGCGATTTCTCCATCTTTTTTCTCCTGTTCTTCGATCATCTTATCGATGTTAGGTTTCACTTTCGCGGCCTTCCCGTCAATCAAGGCCCGGAGCATTTCGTGATCGCTCTCATAATCTTTGAAAAGATCCGGATACTGGCCTTTCAATTCTTTGAGAAGTCCATCCGGAGCGCGTCCTTTTTTTCTAAAAAGAGGAAACAATTTCCGTACTTCTTCCGGCGCGAAATTCTTAAAAATGCTCGCGGTCTTATCGAGGCCGCCGTAGATCTTCACAAGAGTCCGGAGATCTCCTTGCTCCGCCGCTTTTGTCTCGTTGTATTTTATGGGACCCCGGACCTTTACCTCGATCGCCGGAGGATATTGATCCACAAACTTCCCTTTTTTGTCGATAAATCCGGGGATCGCTTCGTGAAAGTCGATCTTCTTCGCTTCCGCGAGATCCGCATGGTTGTAAATCGTTACGCCATTGACGACGCTCCCGATCTTCGCGGCGTAGACTTTCTTCCCGAACTTGATTGAGACGTATCCTTTTTTGAGATCCTTCATCTTGGAAGGATTGATTTCAAAATCTTCGGACGTGCGCGAAGTAACGGAGTAGTCCGGCTTCGGGGTAGATTTCTCGACTTGACCGCTCACGACCCGGACCTTATCCGGATTTAAGATAACTATCTGATCCGCTAAGAGCGCTTTAAAAAACTTATGATCGTGTTCCCGGGCGATCTTCCCGACGTTCTTGAATACGACGGCATCATATTTCTTGGCGAGAGCGTCCCAAAACCCGGGATCCCCGGCGTACTGACTTACCTCGTTCTGCGCGGCCCTGTAACTGTCAAGATTATCGATCACTTTGATCTTTGCGCCGGCATCGATCTCGTACTCGACCGGGTGCAAATTCTTTTTCACGACCTTCGCTCCGGTCTTAGCCATCCATTTTTGATTATCGTAATCGTAGAAAGTCTCAGCTCCGGCTTTGTTAAGTTCTTTCAAGTGCTCCACTCCACCGACCTCGACGATCTTATCCTCGCCTTCTCGAGTCGATGTTTTTCCCCAAATGTCATCAGCGAGAGACAAATAGATCCGATCACCGGCAAAGCGTCCTGTTTTTTCCTCTCCACCAAGAGATCCGGTCCCATGTATCGGCTTCTTCGTAAAATCAAACTTCTCTCCGCGCTCAAGAGCTGCTTTCCCTTCCGCCGTCGTCCAATGTTTCGCCCTCACCCCTTGCGGCTTCTCGACCTCGCTCAGTTTGACGGGCTTCTTTTCTTCTTTTTTCGCGACTTCCTCATCCTTCGCTTGAGACTTTTTTAATTTCTCCGCGTCCGCGATCTTTGAACGGATGAGATCCGGAGTTATTTTATCCGATGGGATCGCGAGAGTAGTCCCGGATGGCGCGCGGAACTGGATCAGATCGGCCGTTGTCGTTCCGTCCTTTTTCTTGAATCCTTTGGTAACTCCGAGAAAAGTGCCGCCTTCTTCTGAAATTACTCGCTCATAATCCATTTTCCCCTCCACAATAGGGGTTTTTGCCACTTCCCCGTCCTGTGGCAGGGCTTTCTCTGCTGGAGCCTCCGATGTGGCGGGGGTCTCTTTTTGGGCCAATTCTGAGGCTTCCTGTTGCAAAGTGCCTTTTGTGAAATATCCCGGTTTTTGAGCACCAAGCATCTCCGGAAGATCCAATAAACGAGGTCCTCGCTTTTGGGTTTTTGCGACGCTCAATTCCCGGCCCCAAACATTTAAAACCTGATCGATGATTTTATCGATTTCTTCGGGATCCACTTTCACGATCCGGCCTTCGTCCGCAAGATTTTTTATTCTCGACCGGAGAGATTCGCGACTCGAGTCTCCCATGATTACGGTTGCTTGTTTTCCTAAAACTTCGCTTTCTGCTGCGGTTTTCTCCACGATTTTCTGATGGATTTCTCCGATCGTTTTTCTGAACGCTAGAGCTTTTTCTTCGACCGAGAAATTACTGCGATCGAGCAAACCAAGAGCGACGCCTAACACCCCGGAAGCAAGAGAAGAGATCTGGTCATGGCCCTGCATGAGACTTGAGATGTATTGCTCCGCGCCTGTGGCCGGGATCCTAGCGAGAGGATTCGCCAGAGATTGAGGGAGCGCAAATACCGCCATGTCTGCGGTCGTCTGCGCGATGTCTTTTACGGCCTCCGCTATGGAGCGGCCGCCTTGAGCGAGAAGCATGGAATTATCAAGAACCGATTTTGTGAAACCGGAAGCCGCGAAATGAATGGCCCGAGGGATCGCCCGGGCTCCGTATCGTGCGACCTCTTTTAAGGCCGGGCTACTTACCGCTCTGAGAGCCCGAATCGTTGGCTGCGCTTGGACAACACCTTCAATCGGAGCTGTGGCAAGCATAGAAAGAGCCATGCCCGTCATCTGCCCGACCGATTTCGCGATCGGATGAGCTTTCTCCATAACCTTGATGTGCTCTTGTCCTTGCGTGGAGTACGGGACAAGCCCAAGCTGGAACGCTTCAAAGACGTCCTGTTCCCCTGGGTGTTTCTTGAGATACGAGGCCTCGCTCTCTACCCGAGCTTTTTCCTCTTCTTTTGGGCTGGCCGGTCGTGATCCTGGGGTAGGAGGCCCGATCTGCGGCTGGTTTTTCCCGAGGATCTTATCCGAGATCTCTTTCTCCTGTTCTTTTCTCATGGAAACAGCAGCGTCTTTCTGCGCCGCTTCCTGTAACGTCCTGGGCTTCGGAGTTTCCTTCTGGATCCGTTCGCTTGACCAATTCTTCGGATCGTCCTCGATCGCTTTCTTCTGCTGCGCTTGCTGCTGGATCTCCGCTTCCTTCTGGTAGGCCGCTTTTTGCTGATCCTCGAGCTGTTTCTTCCGAGCGGTGATCTGATCCTCGAGAGAATTGTCCGGGTTAGTGATCTGCGAGAGTTTCGCCGGAGCGCGAGGCGCTCCGATTTGGGAGAGTTTCATCGGACCGCTCTTTTGCTTCTGAGCGGAGAGCTGATCTTGTGAGAGGAGCTGAGGATCCGATCCTCCGGACCCGTCCGGGATATCGATGGCCGCTTCTGAGAGCTTCACTTATGCCTCTTCTACGTCCGGATCATTTGGATCTGAGATCCCGACGACTTTATAGGTTTTTCCGTTTGAATGTTTAAACGTCTGCCCTACTTGAGTCTGGCCTGGGACATACCCTCCTGTCGGGGATTCATTTCCTTGTACCGAAGCGCTATCGTCCGCGCCCACTAGCTTATCATAAGCTTTCTGATATTTGTCTAAGCGTTTACGGAGCCCGTCTTGCGGTTTGTTCGCCGTTACCGCCGCGTCAATATCATCCTGGGTTTTCTGGAGCATCGTCTGGAGGGATTTGATCCGCTCCGTATCGCCTGTCCCGGACTTTCCTCCGGAAGCATCGCTCCCGGATCTCCGGGCAAACCAATCGGCTTGAGTGCCTTTTAACTTCGCGCTCGCTTTCAATTCCTCCGCTTTAGCGTTCAGAGTGTCCGTCCCGGAAGCTGGAGGCTGGAAACCGGCGTTTGTTTTTCCGAGGATCTTACTCATGAAACCGCCGGTGAATTGTTTATTGACGCGTTTCGAGGCCTCGTCCGCCGAGTACCCGGCTTGACGGAGCTCAGTATAATACGTCAATTTGTCTTTCTCTTTCTTCATCTTCGATTCCTGGCCGCCTCCGCTATTCATGAGGCCACCGAGGAACGTGCTTAGAAATCGAGTACCACCGGACGCTCCCGGCTGGATACTGATATCCGTTCCGCTTATTTGTGTTCCGCTATTGATAAAATCGTTGTTGTTTGCCATTTTTTTCTCCTTTTAAGCCGCAAGCGCGGCGGTAACGGCTGCGGATCCGACGGTCCCGAGGAAAGATCCCCAATCGAAACCGGGCTTGTCCTGGTTTGCGACCGTCTGCATCCCTTGATTGCTATAAGCTCCCGTTGCGGCCGTGAGCGGCAAAGCTTTCTCCTGGCGCTGTCTCTGAAACTCTTGATATTGACGCTCCAGATCCGCTTGCTGCATCTGTTGAGGAAGAGCTCCTACCGTTGTCGCGGCTTCTATGGGCGCCAGGGATTGTCGAGTCTGCGCCGCGCTGATCGCTGGTGCCATCCCGGCCGCCGTCAATTTATTCTGGCGCTCTTTTTCCGCCATCCCGGTCAAAGTGGTATTCAAGAAATTCGTGGTGTTCGTATTGAGCTGCTGGCCCTCGTTTAGAGCCTCACTCGAGAAGAATTTTCCTCTGGCTCCGAGCTGCGCGTTTTGCTGGTTGAGAGCGCTCTGCTGCTCCACCTTTGCCGCGTCCCTGGTTGCCTTATAAAACGGAGAGGTTGATGGATCATACGCTCCGTTCATGGTATCTGTAATCTGCTTCCCGGCGGCATCCGTAACCGCGTTCGCTCCGGGCTGCTGAGATTGATCCAGATATTTCTGGAGGAAACTCATGCCCTGGTTCTGGAACGTGTCCATCGGCGCGGAAAGCTGGCCGGTATACGGCTCTCCCGGTTTAAACTGAGGTAAATATGTGGTAATAAAATCCGAGAGAGAGCTATCGATAGCGTTTTGCTGCGGATTCCGGGTATCGAGTAAACTGATATTTGCCATTGTATCCTCCTTAGAAAATCATGATCTTTGTTGTGAGCGACGCGACATTTGCTTTGACGTAAATGTTTGAAACTGTCCAGGAACTCGATCCGTCGTAAAGGATCCCGGCCTGGTTACGGCTTAAAACGATATATCCGGACGGAACACGTTTGAGGCCATGAGCGACCGAGCTCTCCACTCCAGGCGTTCCGTTCGTTGTAATGCTCCCGATATAACATGAGAAATTATCCGAAGGAATAAGTCCTTTATTCAAGATCTGAACGAGCTGATCCATGAGTCTCTGAAAAGATTTATCTAGGTTCTTTTCAAAATCAGTAGTCGCCGGAGCTTTCCCTAGATCTACTCTGTCAATTTGCATTAAGGAGCCTCTATGTTTCCAGAGTCAAGATAATAAGGAATTAAGGATCTCAAAGTGAAAAATCCAATAGGATCTCTATTCTCGATACGAAAACGGATCGTCGGAGCTACCACGTCAAAGAAAACGGAGTTTTTCTTTATCTCTTGAGTGAGCTCTTTTGTCTTTAAAAACTTCCAGTTGTTTCCTTCGTCCGTCGAATAATAAATATCAACGGACGATCCGGACGCGAAGAAATCGAGTTGATACCATTCTTGATCGTCCTCGATCCCGATCTGGCCGGAGTCTCCGATTCCGCAATAATCTCTCGTCTCCATACGCCCGATATAAATATCCCCGTTGTCGTTATGCTTTAAAGGATCCCGGACCACACAGATCCCTTTATCGTTCCCGAAAACTTGAAGAGGAGAGTCCGCCTGGCCGGTTTGATCCGACCAGCGCCACGTCTGATCCAGCCATGTCCCGATCAGATCAATCCAGCGAACACCAGAAGTCCTCTTGTAATTCGTTCCGCAGAGAACATTAAAGACGGTATCCTTGTACCAAAATCCAAGATCGTATTTGTATTTCCAAACTTCCGTAGGAACATCATGGCCGGTAACGGTGATGAAAAACCAGATCTCTTTAAACTCCAGGACCGGCATCGCGAAGCATGAATTATTGACAGATCTATTAAGACGCCCGAAAACATACTCCCGGACGGATTCCCCGATATCATCGATCCGGACTCCGTTATTCACATGAAAGTTATTAGCGCCCATATAAAAATGCTTGCTGTCGGCGTCCACCAAAGATCGAGGCGCGTAAAGACCGCGATCGAGGGAATGAGTAATAAAATCAAAGATATCAGCGGTCGAAACGAGCCATCCCCGGTAACTCATCCCGGCCTTGTAAACAAAAAGATACTCTCCCATCTTCTTGACGCGCATGATCTCAGATGGATCGTTTGTGAATAAATGAGATCCGGCGTTGCTGTTTCCTCCGGCCGCCCAATTCTCCGGATTCCCGGTGTCGCACCAGGCTCCTTTCGTCGGAGAAGCGAGCCCTCCTTGATTAAGGTTTGCGATGAAAACGTAAGGAGTCATATACTCTATGCACTTCGCTTTTGGAGGACTCCCCCCAAGATCCGAGCTGTTCCCGACATTCGCGATCTTCCGGATATTATCGACGTAATTCGTGAAGAGATACCAATCGAGCTCTGGAATGGTACAGCTATCGAAATAATCGGTGTCTCCTCCGGTGAGATCGTTCCACCCCGTCAGATCGTCAAACTTTTTTGTGCTTGTATTATAGTTATAAACTTGACGACGAGTGTGAGCCATAAGTCTCTGGATCTTGTTTGACATACTAAAAACGTCAAGATGAATAAAATTAAGGTTCCCGATAGACGGATCCCCAAACTGAGATTTTCCGTCTCGTTTCCTCATCTGGCCCCGGTCGTATTGCATATCCGAGGGAGCTCCGTAACCGTCCTTTGTAAACAGAGAAGGGACGGAAAGATCGTATCCTTTTACCGGAAGAAGCTCCCCTTTTCTTAGGTATGGCATTTAGATCACGATCCCTTGTTTTGTTAGAAGGGCGATAACGGCATCGTCGTCTGATTGTTGAGCCGCTCCAGCCGCTCCGAGCATATCCATATACCCCGCCATTCCTTCAAAATCTTTGTTTGTGGCGTAGGTATTTAACGCCGCAAACTCCCATCGAAGGTTAGGATCCGAAAGAGACGGGAGAATATTCGCGAGATCCGTTTGGAACATAACGAGATCAAAAAATGTTCTGAAGTGATCCTGGGAGTATTCATCCGGAAGCCCGGCGATCGAAACCTTTAAATCATTTATTTCCTGCGCGGTTAGATCTCTTTCGGATACTGCAACGATCTTATCACCCGGCCAATACGAAAACCCTTTGATAACTTCCGTTTTTAAATCTGAAAGTCTGGAAACCTGTTTTCCGGTTAAATCGATTCTTCCAAGGTTTGTATCCATAATTAAACTTTGACCTCCGTGATTGTGATGGAGGAAAAATAAACTCCTCCGAATTTCGCTCCGTCATATTGATTTCCGTTGAATTGAAATGTCCCAGCCGCTCCGTCGCCAGCTCTGACTTTAAAAGTCGTTTCGGCTACTGTCCCAGCCGTCATAAAATATGTGAAATTTACACGACCGGCCCAATTTACATGCCCGGCTATGTAAGCGTTAGCACAAAGAGCGTTCGGATTAGCGTCCTGGAATAATGCGACGTTGCAATAGTCATTACCGGCAAGACCGTTTAAAACAACGTCGATTTTTAATTTATTTGTCGCTGACGTTGGAGTTATGGCTAACGTCATATACTCATCTCCCTCGGTATTCAGAGGGACGGTATTATCGAACGGAAGAGGAGTTACTCCAGTAGAAGGGGCTCCAGTTTGATAGTTCACAACCTGGACCGATCCCCCAGGAAGATAGGGGAAAGTTATAAGACCATTCAAAAGGGCAATTAGATCCGCCTGAGAATATCTTGTCCACTTCGCTCCGTCATATCGAATAAAATCTCCTAGAATTGCTCCGGCGATATACAGAGATTCAATGGATAATCCTCCGTTACTTGTGAGCTGATGAACGGAGTTGTCCGGATGAACGAGAAAAAGCTCAATCACTCCTCCGACTGTTTTTGAAAATAGACGTGTAGCCCCAGTAACCCCAAGAAGATCCACTACTTGATCGACGAGCGTAACCTTGTTATGGAATCCAATCTTAGGATCTCCGGCTTCAACGGCTAGGGCGTAATGATCCACGGCGAGACGCTCACGGACCGCTTGCGTTAGTCTCCTAATATCGTCTGCTCCATAGCTGGCGAGCTGAGTATCTGAGGGGAATGTCTCATCCCACGTTTGAACGAATGTCATAAATCCTCCTTATAACTTTTGATTTGTGATGATGATAGGACCGTGAGTGTTCCCGGAATCGAGCTGACGTAAAAGGTTAAGACCTCCCACAAGGGAAGCTCCATCGCCTTCCGATCCGTTCAGATAAACTTTTCTCCAGTAATCGGCGTCTGTATAAAGCTTGACGGCCGCATAAAGCCTTGAAAGAGCCCCGGCCATGATAGTCTCATCCCACGTCGAAGAAAGGATCGACTCGTCGGAATCAGTCAAAAGATCGACCGGATCTCCACCGATCATCATTTCAAGGGTGTAATCCCTGTCCGGGATTGAAGTGATATAGATCGAGTTTTTCCAGATGCAATATCCCCAGGGGATCCCGGTCGAGTTATCCATCGCCCAAAGATCCGGAGAAGGCTCCCAATAATCGTATTCCTGTTTCGTCATGAATCGAAGAGGATAAGAACTCGTCGCCTGGGATCCACCGTCCGGGTCGATCAGTTTTATCGGGTGATGGATCCGCAAGAAACCGTCCGGAAGAGAAACCTCATACTGCCCTTTGACGATATTCTTATAGGCGCGATCCTGGAGTTTGTGATGGCCCAAAACAGCGAGCATCGCCTTGTAAGTGTCATTGATGGCTACGGACGTTTGAAGAGTATCCGCGTCGTCCCTCTTGTAGATCTGTTTCACTTTATTCGTTAATTCTAAAAGCGTAGACATAAATCCTCCTATGTGCTCGAGCTAGAACTCGATGAGCTTGATCGGCTCGAGCTTGAACTCGAAGAACTACTGGATGACGAACTGGACGATGAACTCGAACTAGACGAGCTATGAGAACTAGAACTCGAAGAACTCGAAGAGCTCGAGGACGACGATGATGAGGAAGACGATAATGAAGAAGAGGACGAGCTGGACGAGCTGCTCGACGACGACTCCGCATATCCCTCTGGCCGTAATTTCCAGGCATCGCATTGATCCACCATATATTTCCCCTTATGATTTCTCCGGAGCAAACACCGGATCTCTTGTCGGCTCTTTCACCGGGCAAGGTTCTATTCTTTTTCCCCATGCTGCATCCGGCGCCGGAGTAACCGGATCCCGGATCCAATCCTTTACCGGGCATGGTTCTGTCCTGTCATGCCACGAATAATCGTGAGACGACGAACTGCTCGAAGAACTACTGGATGACGAACTGGACGATGAACTCGAACTAGACGAGCTGCTACTAGACGAAAACGATGAACTTGAACTCGATGAACTCAAAGAGCTGCTGCTCGAACTCGACGAAGAGCTACTGGAACTGGATGAAAAAGACGAGCTCGAGGAACTGCTCGATGAGCTGCTGGAGCTGGAGCTGGAGCTGGACGAAGAACTGCTCGAGCTTAAAGAACTCGATGATGATGAGCTCGAGGACGAAGAACTCGATGATGATGAGCTCGAGCTTAAAGAACTCGATGATGATGAGCTCGAGGACGAAGAACTCGAAGAGCTCGACGAAAGTGAAGAGCTTGAAGAACTACTACTTGAGCTCGAAGAAAAACTCGACGAACTAGACGAGCTACTCGAGCTCAAAGAACTGGAAGAGGAACTGCTCGATGAACTTGACGAAGAACTCGAAGATGAGGACAAGGAACTGCTGCTCGAACTTGAACTCGAGCTTCGGCTTGAGGAACTGCTGGAACTTGAGGATGACAAACTCGAGCTTGAACTGGAA